CGCATCGCGGAGCGTCATCTGTTTACTCAGTTGTTCCTCCGTCAGCGTCATACCCGCATTCCATTGCAGCCATATACTAGAGGTCTGCCAGCCTGAGCGTGCAATCGGGTACTGAGCCATAACAATAAGCTGCTCGTCTGCGTTCAAAAATGGTTTTTCGTAGTACTTCCCATCGCCACGCTTTCCCCACTCGGTGGGATAGTCGCTCGTTCTGTTCGTCATACGGATAATACCCGAATTGGTATAAGGTATGCAGTACTTATAATTGCGGTTATACGCTACAATGTCGTCCGATGGTATATCGTAAGCACCTGAGGGCTTGAACGCTGTCACGAAACGTCCTAAAATGTCCACACCAGTCCAAGAGCCTGAGAGGTTGGCACGCCCTCCCTGACCTGCCATCGTGAACGTTGCAGGGATAGACTGATAACCGTTATAGCCGCCACTCTCAGGATATTCCTGCTTATATTCCCAAAGGATTGGAGTAGTAGTGCCTATGGCGTAGATACGCAGTCCATTTACGTATGAGCGTTCACTTGTCATCGGGTCGATAGATATGTATTGGAAGTATGTCATATAATACACACCCTGCTCATTGGAGAAATCATCCCACTCGCCTTGATAGTTGCCGTGCTGCCACATTCCGTTAAAGCTGCCGCCTAATCCCTCAGGTGGTGTGCCTGCAAACGTAATCTGCACGAACTGACCGATAGCACCAAAGTGGAAATCATCTTTTAACTGAGTGGTGGTGTACGTGTTATCGCTCACCTCTTGCTCCCAAGCCATACCGCCTAAGAAACAGCTCACGATACTCTCGCCTGCCGTATAGATCTGTAGCATCGGTCTGCGTTTCATCTTTACGGCTTGTATGGCTGGCTTGAGTGGTATAAGGTCATACTCCTTTTCCAAGCCTGCCAGGATGGCGTTGTACTTATCCGAAACGTTAGGCTTAACCTTGATGGACTTATCATCTACGTTGATGGTGCAGTCGGTACGATAGAACTCACCTTGCCAGTAGTTGACATATACACCATTATTTGCCCACGATACTTGCAGGTTCACGATTATCTTTGCTGCAAACGGCTGCGACATAATCCAGTCGTAATCCTTATCAAGGAAAACGAGGTCACCGCTCAACGTAGCCCTACGGAACATCTGTCCGCTTTCAAAAGCGTATTCCTTAGCCATATCGGTTTTCCAAATAGGATGTGCGTGATAGTCGCCTGCGTTGTATCTCAATATGAATCTATACTCTACCATATGCCTTAGTTCTTTAAAATACGTTTCACATTCTTATATACCTCGATAGTTCTGCCCTGACCATCTACGTAGGTCATTCTCTCGCCCTGCTCACGTATCGAGCGCACATCATTGCTTAGTGCTGTCAGATCTGCGCTCTTTTGCTCAGGTGCATTAATATTGATATTTGCACCATCGTTGGCGTTCAGATACTTCTCAGCAAATGTGCCGTTATTCAGTCTACCGATAACATCAGGAATGACGCTGCGATACTTACGGCTATTGCGCTTGTTGATGACTGCAAAGAACTCCCCACCCTCGGCACGTCTGCGAGTACCATCGCGCTTAGTGCCTAAGTCGATGTCGTGTCCTGACTGATGGCTACCACCCTCAAGGAGTTCCACCGTACCCTCGCCATACTTCTCTGTGCCTGCACCTACGGCTTGGATAGCCTTGACCTTTGCTGCTGCAAAGCTACCCCACATAATTGCCAGTGCAGGGATAGCCCACGGGAATCCGAGTTGTTTCCATATCAGCGATGATGCAGTGATGAGGTTTGCTGCCTGACTTGCGGTGTCGAGGGCTATCTGTAACTTCTGTGCTCTACGCTGCTGCTCGATAGCTTTCTGCTGATTCTTCTTTGCCTCCTCGACCTCTTTACGTGCTGTCTCTACCTCGTTGGCATAACCCTTTGAGCGTGCCTCTATCTCAGCCTGCAATACGTTCTGTGTGCGCTCTACCTCTGCATCGGCTAATTGGCGTTTCTTATCTGCCGCCTCAGTATAGGCACTGATGAACTGGTTAAGCCCATCCATAGCGTATGATAGACTGGTGTTGATAGCCTCTTTCTTTTCATCAGAGATATTGAAACCAAGCAGGTCGTAGATGTCGCCCGTCTTGGCGTTCTTCTCGATTTCCTTATCTACACCCTCAATCTGCTTTTTTATCAGGGCAATCTCTTTATCGGCAAGTTTCTTTCCGTCTGCCTCATATAGTTTCAGCAGAGCCTCAAGGCGTTTCTTCTCAGCCTCAAGGCGTTTCTGTGTCTTGGTCTTTTCGCTCTCCTCAAGTTGCTCGATACCCTCCATATCTGTTTGGTACTCCAACTCGATAGCACGCTCACGCTCACGGACAGAACGCTGTGTAGCCTGCTCCTGCTCGCGCTTTTTCTTTTCCTGACGCTCTTTGTTCTTTTGGTCGTACTTGTTTGCCATCTCGACAATCTTTGCCTCACGAACCTTAGCAAGAGCCTCAATCTGGTCGTTGTATAGTTTCTCGTCCTCGATGGATAGCTTACCAGTAGCCTTGCGCTTCTCTAGCTGTATCTGCAAATCCTCGATTTCCCGATTATACTTGTACTGAATCTTTAGAACCTCCTTTTCTTCCTCATCCTCGATAAGTTCAAGCATTGCATCATCGTAGGCGCGTCTGAGTTTCAGGCTCTCCTTTTCTGCACGTTCCTGCTCTTTGAGTTCTTTATTTTGGTTTCCTTTCGGAGTTTTCTTTGTAGGCGTAACTGGTTTCTTTGTAGCAGGTTTCTTCGTTGTAGGCGTGCTCTGCTCAGTAGGAACGTAGATATCCGCCTCTAGTGGCGCAACCTCATCAGGATTGACATTCTGATAATATTCTCTTTGATTTCTTGCTATTGCCTCCTTACGTTTATTGGCTGTACGCTGATTGAACCATTTAAAAGGCTTATCAATAAGACGTACTAAGCCAGTAAGGAGCGTTACCATCGAACTAATAGCACCCTGACTGCCATTTAGTTCTATCATAAAATCCTGCCAAGCAGATTCGAGTGTCTTGACGCTACCAGCGAGGTTGTCGCCCATCGTATCTGCCATCTGCTGTGCTGCACCATTACAATTGAGTAACTCATCACGCAGATTGATGACGGTATCTGTACCTGATAGGAATGTATTAAAGGCTGCTACTGAACGCTTATCTGTCAGTTCCAAACTCTCTGCAAGGTCTATACCCTCATCATTAAGTTTCATCAATCCCTTAATGAGTTCGTCAAGATTGGTAACTGGCTGACCAAGAGCCTGAGCCAATTTTCCGTTTGCATCTGCAAGATTGAGCAAGATATTACGTGTTGCGGTTGCTGCCGAACTTGCATCAAAGCCTGCGTTCGCAAGCTGACCAAGCAGGGCTAACACTTCCTCTAGGTTGAATCCAAAGGCGTTCGCTACTGGTGCAACCGTGCTGAGTGCGTTCTGCAAATAACTAAATGATAGAGCCGACTTGGTGGTCGAGGCGGTCATCTTGTCTACAAACTCCTGAGTACTGCTTGCGTCCTTTTCAAACATTCTCAGGGCTGCACCCGTAAGGCTAGCCGCATCTGCCAATGATGCACCCGTAGCCTGAGAGAATTGCAGGACACTAGGTGTCATCTTGATAATATTCTCAGTACTATAACCCAGCTTTGCGAGTTCGGTCTGTAGTTGCACTACTTCCGTAGCTGTAAAGGTGGTAGTGGCTCCCAGGTCGCGTGCCTGCTTTGTCAGTTCCTCGATGTTATCCTTTGTAGTGCCGAGGATAGCTGCCAACCCACTAAGCTGATACTGGAAGTCCTTTGCTACTCCGACACCGCTCTTGAGAGCGTTGATACCTGCAAGGGCTGCACCTGCTACGCCACTGAATCCTACGATACCACCAAGCAGATTTTCAATCTGTGGATAGTTACCCACATTTAACTGCATTTTACCCGTCTCGGCTTGCAGTTTCTTCATCTGCTCATATATCTCTTTCGTTGACTTTACTAGGTCACGATTGCTCTTTATCTTGCGGTCGGCAGCACTGAGGCTGTTGATATATGCCTTATTGAGCGAATACTGGGCAGATAGCTGCTGATAGCTGGCGTTCTTTATCTGCTCCATCGTCTTGATTTCCTCCTTGCCACGGAGCACCATCTGCTTGTTATAGTTATTTGCCTCGCGCTTAACTACATTCAGACGGGCTATCTCCTTTGCAGTCTCACTAAGGGCGAAATCAAGCTGTTTGTATGCTTTCTCTAGCTTGGCAGCATCGGTGTTGCTGTTCTTGATGGCTTTACGTCCCTGCTCTGTTGCGCCTGATACTTTGGTAAGGCTTGCAGCAAGTTCCGATGCCTGACGCTTAATGTCCTCAGCCATCTTACTATACACCTCCTGCAACTGCTCTAGCTGCCCGATGAGTTTTTCGATACTATCATCGGGAGTTATCAAGTCTTGATACCTTATAGGGTTCTGTTCTGCCATCTTGCTTATTTTATTAAAATCTTCGTTCTAACGGGTTTTTATCTTGTCGCCTTATACTTTATTACCTTTCGCCCTAAAATCGCGTTAAACCGCTTTATTTTGCGTTTTACGCGCTTTCTGACGTATGTAGTCGTAGGCGTTGTAATACTCCAGCACGTTCATCTGCTTTGCCTCCGTGCCAGTCTCCTTGGTTATCAGCAGGCACATCGTTGCAAATTCCTTGTCGTGTGTCACCTCCAGTCCATCGCGTCCCGTAAATCGTTTTGGCTTGCTGAAAAGGAGTAGCTGTTCACGTATGCCATCAATGACGGTCTTTGTCTGCTCTGTCTCTCCATCGTATATCTGAGCCAATATCTTAACGGTGAGATTCTTCACTGCATCGTAGTACTCTCGTGTCTTTACGTCATCGAATAGGCTAGGGAAGTACAGAGCCAGCTCGTCATCTATTTTTTTTTTGACCGAGGATAACTCCTCAGTAACTTGCCTGCGACTTGCCGCGCCTAGCGTGTCGAGAACCTTTTGCAGTCCCTCTTGGCTCAGATCGTTCTGCGGCTGTCCGTCAATGCTCTCCACAAGACAAGCGAAACTCAGGAACTTAGGGCTGCACTCTGCCATTATCAGAAAGAGGTTCTGTCTCAGGTTCTCAAACTCCTTTTTGAAGTTGTCGATGTCGCCCTTGCTGACGTAAGCGATAACTCTCTCCACGTGTGCATCGTAATCGCTTATATCCGAGCCTATGCCAGCGTCAACCAGGAGAAAACGATTGTACTTATGGAATCGTACTATCGGCAACTCGTCTATGCTGTCAAAGAGCCGTACCTTGTGCCCTGCTAACTCTACCTCTTTCATACCAGCATACGTGTTAGTGGTGTTGTAAGGAATGGCAATAATAGCCACTCAGGGCTGTCCATATAACAGCAGAGGACAACAGCAAAGCACATCGCAGCCCAAAAACTCATACAGAGGTCGCAGCTGAATAGCTTACTCAGGAACTTATCCCCGTGTATCTGCATCCACTCAGCGATACCCCACTTCTTTATCAGCAACACCATCATTGCTGCAAGCAGAGCCACGAATACGGCTACCTCCAAAATATAACTTAACTCTATCATAACATATCACATTCTTCATCTACAATCAATTCTCCAGTGATTCTAAGCCCTGCAAAGGGTTGCATCAGAAACTGGTTATCAACCTCATCGAGGCTGTAACCTTGAAAGACATTCTCCGCTAGCTGGTACACCTTGCCAATCTCCACTGCTCCGTGCTTAACCCAAGCCCTGCGGATAGTCTTTAGTATCTCCTCCTTGACGTATTCTGTGTTGCGTGCGTCATTATTCTCCACCTTACGCATATCAACCCATACAATCAAAGAGAATGGTGCTCTGAGGCGGTTCTGCACGCCCATAGGCACGCCCACCACCTGAGGCTCACTAAGAACGAAAAAGCAATAGTTCCCTAACGCTGTATTGTCAGGCAGCAACGAGATATATTCGTTCTTACCTCTATACACGTTAGGAGTATATACCTTGCGCCCCTCCTGCATCTGCACCAGTCGCTCACTACGACCGAAGATATGATTCAACCACGAAAGCGTACCAAGTGCATCTTGTAGGCACTGGATAGGTCTATCAAAGAGATAGGCACGGGCTGGCTGTTTATAAATTCGTTCTATTGCCATAATACGTTCTTCATTTCTTCAATTAACTCTCCCTTTGCTCCGAAGTCATCCCATATCACGCTCCACATCTGAGCATTCAGCCCGAAGATACCAAAGCCATACTTTGCCATAATGTTTGCAGCGTAAGCCGTATCAGGTACGATGGCGAGGCTATCATAGCCAAAGTCGATATTCAGGTCATCGTGGAATACTCCCGTAATATAGAGGTTCGGAGCATCAGGATTACGCTGCACTGAGTAGGGATAGCTGATAGTCTGTTTCCAAGCGGCATACTGGCGAGCAGAGGCAGCGTTCTTGAAATATCCCGAGGGCTTTAAGTCCTCAGAATAGAATGGGTGCAAGTCCTGACCATTTGAACCCTTACCCATAAACAACTGCACACGCTGCTGTTCAACTATGTGGTCGCCGTGGCGCATCAGCACGTCACGAACGAGCGTACCTCTCTGCATACCTTGTTGCAGGCTCTTAGCGTTTGTCAGCAATCCCTCTAGTGTCATACGTGAGTGTACTTAACGAAAGTTGGTTTACAAGTCAGACAAATTCTGTCTATTCCGCGTGTGTCGAGGTCAAGTGCATCGTATGCCTCTTTCAGTTCCTTACCTAAGCCAGTGGCACGTCCCTGAGGATTACCGTCTACCTCATACAGCAGGTTCTCACGGCTTGCGTTGGCTTGGTTGCGGTTAACCCTCACATCAGGATTCATCGCCAGTGTGCGGAGCACGTCTGCCGCCATCTGCTTCTGTAGCACGTTGGCAAAGATAGCACGCTCACGAATGATGAAATCTGTAAGGTCGCAGCCTACGCTCAACTCCATATTGATACCGTAATTATGCGTGTTAGTATAGGTATTTTCCTCGATGTCCCAAAGTTCTGGGTACTGGGCAAACGTCTCAAGAGCATTAACCTTGAATGGCGATACCATCATATACTTGGTAAGGGCACGCCAAGCCTCAAGCGAGCCACGATTGCAAGTGCCGCAAGGCTCACGGCTCCAGTCCTTTGTAACGTTCACTGCCTCCATATTTGCGGGCAGGTCTGCCTGATTGTAGACTACATACCAAGCACCAGTGTCGCCCATATAAGGCAGATAGCAGTCTTGTAAGGTTTTCCACTCCATAGAGCCATCACCCTTAGCAACATCAAACTCAATAGTCTGTATTGGGTCGCGTTGCGATGAATGGAAGATGTAAAGCGTTACTCTACCCGTTGCACCCGTCATCTGCAATCCGATACGCTCCAGCTTGGTTGTCACTCCCATAGAATAGGCAGGAACTATCTCCATACCGACTAACCTCTGTCCGTTGGCGATAGTGTTATTCAGTCGCCCTGCACCATCAAACAAACTACGGCGTTCTAGGAGCGTTTTGCTTTCCCGTAGGAGGCTTTTCTGAGTGAGGAACTGCTGTACTACCTTGGCGATAGCCGAACGCGTCAGACGCTCAATCCATACCGATGCAAAG